TTTGCCAATCCCAGTATAGCCAGTGCCAGCATTGTGGTCAAGGGCGCTGACAAAAAAAGCAAACCCATGACCAATGCTACCACAGCGGCCAGTACCATTGATCCTAAAAAACAAAGTGTTGACAACTCGGCAAGAACAGTGAGTATTGTGGCAGGAACACAGATTGTTCAAGCAATTGATCTTATTTTGCGTAGTAGCAGTTACATCACTGATCAAGCAGCTGTAGTAATTGACGAAAACAATCAAGTGCAACAGAGCAATGGTGCTCCGGCACAAAATTTGGCCTGGTATAAAATAAGTCTAAGAGCCACTCCTGGTCCTTACGATTACAAACGCAATGACTATGCCTATAACATAACTTATGTTATCAGTGCTTACAAGATCAATCAGATGGTCAGTGATTACTTCTTGAGCCCAAAATACAAAGGTGTTCACAAACAATACAACTATTGGTTTACTGGAGAAAACACCGAAGTGCTGTCCTATGAACAAAGTTACAACGCATTGTATTCGGCTGTGTTGAGTGGCGGCCCCGGTGGCCAATTTGTCAGCGAGGCTATCAAAAGAAACTTCCAACCCAGAAGCGGTGAAAGCAGTCAAGGTGCTGCAGGTAGAACCAATGAAATTGGAGCCAATGCTGCAGACTATTTGTATAACCCTAATGACTTGCAAAACGTCACCTTGCAAATTGTAGGAGATCCTGCTTGGCTACAGCAAGGTGAATCCTTCTGCGGTGCCAGCGCCACCAACTTTAATTTCAATCCTTTCTTACCTGACGGCACTATCAATTACGACGCACAACAAATTTTGTTTGAAATACTGATCAACACGCCCAACGATTACAATCTCAGCACCGGCTTGATTGATCCCAACACACAGGGCACTATTTTTCAAAATGGCGCACAGAAACCCGGTGCCGCAAGACAGAGCTATGTGTATCTGGCCAACAACTGTACCAGCGAGTTTGTCAAAGGCAAATTTACACAAGTGCTCAAAGGCAGTTTACTCACATACATACCAGATCAGACCTTCAAGGAAAATCAACAAAATGCCGCATCTATAGCCCAGACTGCTATTAATGCACTGAGTCCTAATCGACAAACGTCAATCAATCTAACCAATATTGCTGGATCATTAAGCACTCCGGCATTTTTACCAGCGGCAAAATCATTTGGTCTGCAAACAATTAACACAGCGGTTAACAATATTTTAGGAACTCAGTCTGGCAGGCCGTCAGCGATTCCAGGACTACCTACCAGCGGCGGCCAGATATTAGCGGCCGCAAATAAATTGTTTGCCCCACCGGGTAGATTGAATTCCAATTCGGTTGGCACACCCGGAATCAATCCAGCCGGTAGTGTTATTGTAGACGGGTCTGGCAATCCAATTGTCAGCGGAGATGGAACTGCAATCACCAGCGGAGCACAAGTTCAGCCTGGCGTAGTAGACACGGTAAGTAACAACACACAGATTGTGGCTGCATCAGATGATGCCAGCACATCTACAGCAGTGGTAGTAAACAACACACCTACACGACAACTGGATGAGCCCGCAAGCACACCAGCTGATTTGAGCGATTTTTACGGATAAAGCATGGCAGAAAATATACAACGCAGTCGAGGCCGAGCAGCAGGATACAAATTTGATCGTGGTGGCCAACCTACTGAAATGGGGCCATACATTGGTATTGTGGTCAACAACGTTGACAACACTCGTAGTGGTCGCTTGCAGGTGTATATTGCTGAATTTGGGGCCACAGACAAAAACGGTGCACCAAATTTAGCAGACGAAACATTATGGCGCACAGTGAGCTATTGTCCGCCCTTTTACGGCAGCACGGTGCAGTCAGGAACCAGTACCGGGGTTGGCACCTATCCTGGCAACAGCAATAGCTATGGCATGTGGTTCACACCACCTGACATCGGAGTGCAGGTCTTGTGTTTCTTTGTGGCTGGTGATCCGAGTCAAGGATACTATGTTGGTTGTATACCGGTAAATGGAATCAATCACATGATTCCGGCAATCGGAGCTGCAACTCAGTATGTGACTGGAAATCCAGCGCAACAAAGTTACTTTGCCAATGCCAAACAACTGCCAGTGACAGAAATCAACGAAGGCAATTCAGCCATCAACAACAGTCCTAAGTTTTACGATCAGCCCAAGCCGGTGCAAAGCGTCATAGCCGGCACATTCCTGCAACAGGGCTTGATCAATGATCCTATTCGTGGTCCTATAAACAGCAGTAGTCAGCGTGAAAGCCCTAGTAGTGTGTATGGTATCAGCACACCGGGCAAGCCCATATATCAAGGCGGGCTGGATCCCAAAACCATACAGGCCAAATTGGATTCCGGCTCTGTCAAACCACAAGACATTGTGGTAATTGGACGCCAAGGTGGACATACCTTGGTCATGGACGATGGCAACTTGTCTGGTTCTGACACCCTGGTTCGCATACGCACAGCCAAAGGGCATCAAATAACCATGAGTGATGATGGCAATTGTTTTTACATTTGTCATGCCAACGGACAAAGTTGGGTTGAGCTGGGTCAAAACGGATCTATAGATCTTTACAGCACCAACTCAGTCAATGTACGAACACAAGGCACACTGAATTTACATGCTGACCGAGACATCAACATGTATGCTGGTGGCAGTATCAAATTAAAAGCCAACGCCAATCTCAAACTTGAAGGCACTGCTGGTATTACCATGTTCACTTCTCAGTCAATTGCCATGTACGGCCAAACCAAAATCAGTATGAGAAGCGATGGTGTATTGGCTTTACAAAGCAAAACTGGCAGTTGGAACGGTGGCGGCAGTTTGAATTTCAAGGCCGCAGTGATCAACTTGAATGGCGGTGCCACACAGCCCGCAACCACAGTATCAACTATGGCCGGCTATAAATTAGCCGATACCAAATTTGTAACCAATCAAGGCTGGGTGTCTGAACCCGGTACGCTGTCTACTATCGTTACCAGAGCACCTACACACGAACCATTTGCTGGTCACAACAGCGGAGTTGATTCAACAACAAACTTAAATGATCTATCAGCCAATGCCACAGCTGGTGTTGCATCTACCAGCAATGTGACCATCACCCCAACAACTAGACAAGCTCAAGCACAAGCGGCCTTTGCTAGAGTTAGCACACGAGCTGTTCAAAATCCAATTTCTGCTGACAACTATGTAAAAGAACCCGCATCGACTCAGACAGTGCCGGCTGGACAGACAGGACAATAATTATGGCCACAATATTAACCACAGGACAAGTTACAGGACTCGCAGCACAGGCCGCAGCGGCTGCCGCATACCCATCTGAGGACAATACTGGATCACTGTTGCCAGATTGGTACATCAATGACAATGGTGTTGCAGTCTATGCTGGTGCAGAGGTAGCCACTAGAGGCATAGGTATCTACGGACAGACACCGGCCAATTTGGTCTTGGTTGGCCTGTTAAAATCTGCCGCATTGAGTCTCATAACCACACCTGCGCTGGCCATTATAGTGCTGAATACTCCAGCGGCCTGGACCGGCGTGTATAACATCAATAGTTTGGCTGATTATTTGAATGCTACTAGTTTGCAAAATCAAGTGCAATTGGCCTTGTATGAAGGTGCTTATCAAGGCCTTCTTGATGCCGAAGTAATCACAGGCAACGAAGAAGATAGATATATTGCTACCTTCCTACAGCCGGCGGTTAGATACGGTGTAGATGCAGTAGTGTCTTGGATTGAAGGAAACATTGGTCCTGATCTTGGAGCTGCTATAGAAGTCACTGCCAGACAAGGACAGTATGCTATAGATTTTGTCAACACCTACAGTGCTGAATTGAACATAGCTCCTACTCCAGCAAGTTCAAACAATACTGTGGTTAGAACACAGATAGATCAAGTTGTAGCCGATGTAATTGACAATCCCAAGATACCCACTATAGAATATGCCAATGTTGCGGCTATAGAAGCTGATGTTGTTGCAGCTGTCAAAGCAGCCGAACTGGTGGCCAATGTTGGCAATATAAACATTTCTATACTGCCAAGCAACCCTGATGATGGAACTTTCCGTTTTTCCGGTGGGGCAACACAGGGTTAAATACTAGACTATGCCAACATTTATTGGATTTAACACTCAAGATCAATATAAAAAGTTTACATTATTAGATGCAAACTTGGTCAAACGCGACTTGTTGAATGGGCTAAACATTAGACAAGGGCAGTTGCCCGGACGTCCGCAATATGGTACAACATTGTGGGACAACCTGTTTGAAAATCAATCGCCTGCTTTGGTCACTGCTATAGAAAATGAAATTCAACGTGTAGCTGGATACGATCCACGCATACAGATATTTGATACCCAAATTTTTCCACAGGAAAACGGAATATTGATCCAAATACAACTAGCCATAGTTCCCAGCACTGATGCACAATTATTGAGTATATTTTTTAATCAACAGCAACGCAGAGCCAGTTACGTTTAACTGCGCCGTTTTTGATTTCCATAAATACAAGAACACAGGATCATTATGGCATCTACTACAAGACAAACAGTAATTTTTGGCGTTGAAGATTGGAAGAAAATCTATCAAACCTACCAAGAAGCGGACTTCCAAAGCTACGACTTTGAAACCCTACGCAAAAGTTTTGTAGATTATCTGCGCTTATACTATCCAGAAACCTTCAACGACTACATTGAAAGTTCAGAATTTATTGCCTTGCTAGATGTGATGGCTTTTATGGGCCAAAGTTTGGCATTCAGAACAGACCTAAACACCCGCGAAAACTACATTGATTCAGCTGAACGCAGAGACAGTGTGGTCAAATTGGCTAACTTGGTCAGCTATACTCCTAAACGCAACATAGAAGCGTCGGGCTATCTTAAAGTATTTTCAGTGTCGACCACAGAAGATGTCACTGACATCAACGGCATTGACTTGGCCAATGTCACAGTCAACTGGGCTGACCCAACAAATTTCAACTGGCAAGAACAGTTCACGGCAATTATAAATGCCGCATTGATTGATGCACAACGCATTGGAGTTCCTGGTGCGCGAGCCACAATTCTTGGAGTTGACACAGCCGAATACAGTATCAATCTAGTTCCGGGCTATTTGCCAGTGGTGCCGTATACTGCCACAGTGGATGGTATCAACATGCCATTTGAAGCAGTTACTTCTACTATTATTGGACAAAATTATGTATACGAGCCCAGCCCTAAGCCCAGCGGCCGATTCAACATATTGTTCCGTAATGATCAATTGGGCTTTGCCAGTGCCAACACTGGATATTTTTTCTTGTTCAAACAAGGCACACTGCAAAATCAAGATTTCAACTTGGCTGACCGTGTGAGCAATAGAACCGTGGATATCAACATCGAAGGTGTCAACAATACCGATGTGTGGTTGTATCAACTGGACAATGTTGGCAGTATTGCCACTGAATGGACCAAAGTTCCTAGTGTATATGGCGTTGCCGCCGAGCAAAAATCACCCGGTGGTCGTCCTTTGTTTAGTGTCTCCAGCAGAACCAATGATCAAATAACTTTGAATTTTGGCGACGGAGTGTTCAGTGATATCCCTGTTGGCACATTCCGTAACTATGTTCGTGCATCAAATGGATTGCAGTATATCATCAACCCACAAGAAATGCAAAGCATTGCTATACCTATCAGCTATGTGAGCCGCACCGGACAACTACAAACACTGACATTTACCTGTGGCATTACAACTCCGGTATCCAATGCACAACCTCGTGAAACTCTTGCCGAAATCAAAGCCAATGCTCCTGCAAGATACTACACACAAAACCGTATGGTCAATGGCGAGGATTATAATAATTTTCCACACACAGCCTACAATTCAATTTTAAAAAGCAAAGCACTGAATCGTTCCAGTATTGGTGTCAGTCGATATCTTGATCTAGTAGACAATACTGGAAAGTATTCCAGCACCAACACTTTCAGCAGTGAC